CAAGTTCCCGACGCGGCGACGGTTTTCAGGAGCGTGCCATTCAAGAACGATCTTAGATTGGAACCGTCATAGGTAATAGCGATATGCTGAGTGGTTCCTGTAGGAATCTCCGCGGCAGCTATTGTCGGAAACAGGCTGACAACCGTTCCTCCGATATCCGCTTGCATGTACAGACATTTATCGAGACACGACCCGGAAGTACCGGTTTCAAATATCTGCAATGCACTATTGCCGGAGAGTAGCGGCGTTTGCTGATTATAGCTTACCAGGTATAGGCCACCGCCGGCGGTGGAATCCATCTGGTTAAAATAAAACTCGACGGTAAAGTGGGACAGGCCACTGACCGTGGATTCCAGATTGCCTGGATTGCTCAATTCAAGGCTGGCGTTGTTCGAGCTGAATCCCGCTCCTGGCCACATCTCAGGGCTTACCGCGTCAAGCGCCGAGCCACTGCCGGTGGCAAGCCTGGTACCGATCATCGCGAGCGTCCAGGTCACGCCGCCATCGCTGACGGTATTGCCCTGCGTGGTCGGCCAGGCCGGGTGAGAGCCGCTGCCGGAGGTGCCAGCGGTCGTCGCAACTTCGACATTGCCGTTGGAGTCGAGCACTTCCTTGTATTGCGCGTAACTATGCGAGGCTACCCAGGGCGCGGTCACGCTCGACGCGAGCGGAGGCTTCCATCCCGTCTCGGCGCCTTGAGCGATGATCGTGGGACCAAAGTAGTTTTGGCAAATCGCCGTCTGCTGCCAGCCTCCGCCGTTGAACTTGAGCGAGCAGTTGAGAAGGATGGGAGCGCTGGTTTTGTAGCACAACCCGCCGGGGGTCGCGGGCAAGTAGACTTCCGGCTTGTTGCTTCCGGACGCAGCGCAGGCCGCGTTGACCGCCGCTTGTATCGCCGCGGTGTCATCGGTTGCTCCGTCACCTTTCGCGAGATAGGGCGGGGCCTTGACGTTGATTGCTCCATTTATATGACCGCTGATGTCCGCGTTCTCGTCGACGACGGTGAAGGGCGTGACCGTGCCGTTGCCGACCTGAATTCCATTGCCGGGCACCATCAATTCGCGATATTGCGAGTCGCCGGATTCGTCGGCCTGCACGCTGGCCGCGGCGAGGATGTTGTGGCCATTGGCATTGAGATCCTGCTCGAGCGGACCGGCGGCGCAGACCCAGGCGCCGCGCGCACCCATCGCCCACGCTCCGGCGCCACCGGCACTGCACGGAGCGCTCGCGTGGCAATCCTTGCACCAGAGGAGCAGGCCGTCCTGCTCGCTCGGCAGGGTTGCGAACGTAAGTCCGACAATTTGGGGCGCGATCGGCTGGGCCCCGGAGAAGTGCTCGTTAATCGACTGACGAAAATTGAAGCCGGCGCCGATGCCGGTGAAGTTTGGAATCGGTTGGTATTGAGGCGCCGCCACGCCGGCCGTCGCGGCAAGCACCAACAGGGACCCGAGAAATATCTTCAGTTGCGATTTAAGCATGATGTAAACCGTCAGAATCCAATTGCCAGCCAGGAGAATCCGTTGCTTTGCTCGTCTCCCAGGCCAGCCCGCTGCAGCAGGATACCCGGAACGTCAAGCACGAAAGTGGCGCCGGAGGCGCTATAACTGACAACCGAGGCGGCGGTGTTGCCGCCGACAGTAGCGTAATAGACATTGGTCGCCAGCGGGGGCAGCAGTATAGCGTTTGGGAACGGGATCGGCCAGGTCACCGTGAAGGTTGTATCGTTGGGGATGCTCTGTTGAGCGAGAATGTAGTATCCCCACTGGATAATTGCGATCATGGGACCGCGGCTCACGTCGGTCAGCGGGATTTTCAGATAGCCCGCGGTTTTGAGCGAGCCGGTGAAATTGGCGACAAAGCTTTGCAGGGCGCTGATGTTCGCGATGTTGGTATTCTGCCGTCCGTACAGAAACGCGGTGCGGTTGGCAAGTTGCTGATGGGGCTCGTTGCTCACCCCGATACCGCTGAAGCTCGCGCCGGCGCCGGCCCCCTCGACCGGATCGGTCTGCTGAATCTCGTAAATCTCGTTGGCGGTAAATTCAGGACTGTCAATAAGCGTTGCCATCATTCACCTCGGATCATGCACCTCTGATCATGCACCGGATCATGCGCGTCGGATCGTGCGGTTCGAAACGCGGACCTCAGAACGTGAAGGTCCAGGTGCCCTGGTAATTCGCCGAGCCATTGAAGGCGAAGGCTGGTACCACCGCGTGCGCCAGCATCGGAGCCGGCGCCGTATGCAGGGCGACCAATGTCCAGCGGCGCCGTCGCTGGTGGTTGCACTCAGCGCTGTTCCCCAGGTCGGCGCCGTCGCGCCGCCGGTGCCTGCCGTCGTGCAGCGCTGAATATTGCCATTGGCGTCGACGATCAGACTGCCGGCGGTCCACGCCGTCGACGCCGTCCAGGCCGGATTCGCTGTGCCTATCGCCGCCGGCATCGTGGCCGCCGAGCCGTTAGCGTACAGGCCCACCTCCTGCACGGTCATCCCGAGCGCGCCGTAGTCGGCGGTTGCCGACAGCGCATAGTTGAACTGCACGCTGCCGGAGTTGGGAAAAGTGGATGCGCCCACCGCGTTGTAGTACTTGGGCGCCACGCCTAAATCGGTATCGTTCACGGTAGGCGCCGCGCTACCGGAACCGAAGCCGACCGCCAATGCGTATTGACCCGCCGTGACCCCAGCCATCAGGTTGGCCAGCGCCGGCAGCCCCGCGTTGACGAACAGGTTGCGGCACTCCCATACCAGCGCTCCGCGGCTGAAGATTCTGACCGTTCCTTTTGGCCGTTTCATCATTGCTTTACCCGTCTGCCGAGATCGGCACTCCGTTGGCGACCACGCCCGAGTCGGCCACCGCCGGCTGGTTGGCGCCGTATCTTATCCCGATATGGTAGTAGTGCCGGTTGTATACCGGTGCGATCACCCGCCGCTCTGTCAACGGCGCCAATGGCGCGGTCAGCCGGTCGCTCGGTGCGGGAGCGTTGTCGACCGTGCCGGTAAAGTCGCTTGGCGCCGGTGCCGCGTCGCTGAGCGGCGGCGCTTCGAACACCAGCGCGTCGAGCCAGCTTCTGGCCGGCTTGAAGAAGTTCACCGCGGCGACGATCCGGGCGGCGTCATTCGCTCCGACCGTTTGCCCGGTATCCAGATTCACCATCACGCGAAAAACTGCCCATCCCTCTGAGGACGGCCACGCGCTGCCGCCCCAGCTAGCCTGTCCCTCCAGGAAACTCACGCTGTCCCAGTTCAGCGAGGCTAGCGCCTGTCTTATCGAGTAGGATGTACCATGCACGCGATGCAGTGGAATGGAGGTTTGCAACAGCGCTCGCCACGAATCGAAATCGGTCGGACCGGCGCTGCTTGACGAGGACAACAACGTGTCCACGTCCGTCAGCGTGTCGATATCGGTCAGCGCGTCGATACTCTCACCAGAGCTGCTCGCCGCGAGTTGCCACTGCGGATCGAGCATGTCGAATTGCCAGGCCAGAAAGATCAGCGCCGAGTCCGGCGCCGAGTCGAGGCGGTAGACCAGCAGCGGTGTGAGGTCGAGCGCATCGAGACGCTCGATCGTCACCAGCAGCGATTGCGAACGCAGATCGTCTATCGAAGGTGGTATCTGGAGCTGCGCCATTTAGTTAACCAGCGTTTCCGAGGGTGCCGCACTGGCGTGCCTCGATCGTCCGCTGCTGCGTGGCCGCGCTTGCGCGCAATACATATGCGGCTCCGCTTCCGGCTCGGGAATCGGCTGGGCCGTATCGAACCGCGCGATCAGCTCGTCGGCCTCCGCCGCGCTACGCTTATGGTCCGCGATGAGATGCGTGCGCACCACATCCGGTGGGCGGAACTCGCCGCGGCACAACGGGCAAAACTGTCTAACCGCCGCGCCCATCACGAGTGCTCCGCGGCAATCGCCTGTGCCAGCGTGATCGCGGTGCAGTTGGCCCATTGCCCCGCGGTGAGTTGCGTATAGCTCGGCTCTGTCAGCACGACCTGGTACACCCCGGGGACCGAGAGCGCCGCCACGATCTCGCTCGGTACGATGTCGCGCTGGATGCGCGCGGCCAGGTTGAGCGCGATGTCCTGTGCGGCGGCGTTCACCGCGGCCATGGTCGAGACCGGTTCGGCGTCGGCAAATAGCGTGACAGTGCCCGCGATCTGGTAGTCAACCTCGGTGACCGCGAGCGCGCTTACCGTGTCGGTGAGAGGACGCACGTCGTCGGCCCCGAGTGCCTCCTGCACTTTGGCCAGCAGCGCCGAATTCGCCACGCCCGCGCTGTTGGGTGAAGCGGCCGGTTGTGTCGCGATTGGTCCGGTGAGGATGTAGACCTGGACCGTGCCGGGAGCGGGCGATACCACGGCGACGTCGATGATCGAAGGATCGACACCGAGGGCGAAGAAGCGGTACGCGCCCACCGGGCCGGCCACGCTGAACTGATTGGGGGCGGCCTGGATGCGGGTCCGCAGATGGTCGTCGGTTTCCGGCGCCGAGCCTCCGCCGGTCGTGATGGTGTTGGTCACCGAAGCGATCAGCACGTTGGGGTTGAGCATTACGTTGACCTGGCCGGGTAGATAGCCATTGGCGTTCGGGCCGGCCCCGGTGCAGGTCGCGGCGACGTTCGCGACCGTGGCTGTGGCCGGCACCACGAGGTCGGCGTCGGTGGCAAAAACGAATTGCCCGTCGATAGTGCCGGCCTGCGTGCCGGCCGGGATCGTGTATGGCAGCGTGAGGGTGTTTTGCAGCGTGAACTGCAGCGTTGTCACCGCACCTTGCGCGCCGAGCCGGCTTACTCCAAGCAATTGCCCAAGGTAATCGATCATCGGGAAGACCGCGAAAGCGAGCAGATTCTGCTGTCCGGCGTACTGGATGGCATTGCGGACCAGCGACTCGCGATAGGCGTACAGGTTGATGAGCAAACGCTCGACCTGCGCCGGTTGCAGCGTGCGGCGGCCGCGGCCTGGAATTCCGCGACCATGTCGGCCAGGATCAGATTGGGGTTCAGCCCATCGGCGTCGTTGACGAACGTCGGTGGTGGCAGATTTGGTATTCCGGCTCCCATCTGGATTCCCTTCGCGATTGATGCCCCACCTGCGCCTGACTAGGCTGGCTGGCTCGCGCTTGGCAGTGTGACCGTCGTAGTCTGTGCCGGACTCGCGGCGCTCCCGAGGTTGAGCTGCCACGCCACGGTGATTTCAACGTGAGCGCCCGGCTGCGTCGTGATGTCGGTCAGGGGCGTAGTTGTTACCGAAAGAACCTTCACCCTTGGCTCCCACTGGGTAATCGACTGAGTAACCTCGCGGACCACGGCCGGACCTGCCTGGTTAAT